TTTTTGCACAGTAGGCACGAAAATAATCGATTCCTTTCTTACGAATGAGAATTCCTCGACGTCGTGCTTCATCAGGTGGTATCCATACACCCGATAAAGTGCTTTCTTGGTAGGGAACAAGGGGAAGTTTCTTTTCACTCTGTAAAGTGAGAAGATATTCACCAAGTAAACTACCTGGAAAGGTTAAACTCCCTATGGTATTAATTAAGTGACATAACATAGCTTTTCGGCTATCTATGTTCCTTATAAATACCGGAGTTACATCGACACCATCATAACAGTCACTCCCACATGACTCCCGAAATGGGCCGTCAATGAAGGACTTTTCTGTATTGATGGAAAAACCGAGGAATCTTGTCAATCTGTGGAATTCATCGAATAATTCTTTTTCTATGATAACATCGTCACCATAGACTGAAAAATTCTTTGAACCTACAGCGTGACAAGCGGCAGCAAAAATCAAAGTTTCGATACAGAAGGTACTCCCATTTCCCATACTTGAGAATTTGGAGTAGACTCCTTCACCAAACACCCCACGATAACCGGGGGATCGAACATCAAACAGAAACTCGAACCAGTCTATTGGAAATAATAATGAGACTGTGTTAAAGCTTACTGTATCTGATGCCGATGCAAAATCTACAGTTGATAAATCATTGTAGATAGATGCGTGTTTGGCTAAACTTTGATTTCGGGATTGGTCAGACAGATTAATTCCAAAACGTCGTAAACGACGCTTGGCGTAAGTATCGAATGCTAGTTGAAGACAAAGATTGCCTTCAGGTTCGCACGCGATAGTACGGTCTGTCTTCCAATTCTTCGGTACAAGCTCAATACGGTTCGAATGAGTAGTTTTAAGCCTTATCGTGTTGAACCCGAAATACCGGTACAACGCGAATAAGTACTTATGAGCTCTTCTCGTAGAGAAGAGCGAAAGCCTCATTTTCAGTTGAGGCAAACTATTCCTTCTCGCCGCATTGGCAGTCGCTCCCGGAGTCACCTTCACGAGATTAGGTAACATCTCTCTGAAAGGATGGAAGTCACCAAGAACTTTACTTATGTAAAGTTTCATTCGAGAAATATATAGATCCAAACCAACTTCATTCGGTTGTTGACCGATAGAAGACGGATCAGAAATATACTTTCTCAAACGGATGTTTGTTTCGTGACATAATTGCTCGGATTTCAAAAAAGAATCTTGAGCGTTCTGTCTACAAACATCCCTGTCGGACAGGTCGGCATTCTTTTTATAAAATGCTTCAACCTGCTTGAGAAACCTCCATTCTCTGATAGTATGATAAGCCCTATCAAAGTGAAGGGAGCAAGAAGTCAGACCGGCAAGATCTTTGGCTCGTCGATATCCATCAACAAGCTTCCAGATTCGCGGGTCAACTTCTGCTTTAAGGTCTTGGATATAGTTGTAACATATGTTACCAATGATATCCTGAGATTCCATTGCGGAATTCTCTCCTTTCTTGGTATTTGAGTGATTACAACCACTCAAGTGTGGTTACACTGTTCGCA